ATGAAGATAGCTGAGAAGCGTCTTTTAAGCGCTATAGAGCACTTATTATATAGATCTCAAGGGTACTATGTAGATAAGATACTTTTTATTGTAGGGCATGATTTACTAAATTCAGATAAAGATTGGCCTATACCAGCTACTACAAGAGGTACGCCTCAATTTAATTCAGATTATCATATAGACATGTATAGATTTGCTAGAAAGCTTATGATTAAAGCTGTTACTATTCTTTCTGAAATAGCACCTGTACATGTAATGGTAATTCCAGGTAATCATGATAGAGAATCAGTTATGCATTTAGGAGACACATTAGAGCTTTATTATGAAAACAATGAAAATGTAAATGTTGATAATAGTGATTGTTTAATGAAAGCAATACCTTATGGTAATAATCTTATTATATCTGATCATGGAGACGGACCTAAAATTGCTGATCTTCCAGGAATTATAGCTCAAAGATTTAAAAACTTATGGAGCAATACTGTATATGTAGAAGTACATAGAGGCCACTATCATACCAATAAAGCTACAAAGTTTCAAGCAATAGAAGAGCTTAATGGTATAACTGTTAGAAACCTATCTTCTATGTCTGCTACTGATTATTGGCACGATAGTAAAGGTTTTATAGGTAACATAAAGAAAGCTCAAGCCTTCATATATAATAGGCAAAATGGACTACAAGGTATATTAAACTATAATGTTACTATTTAGATCTTCTTAGTGTTTCCTCAGTTCTCTTAAGACTTGGTATTCCTTCAAGTGGTTTTGATTGCATATATTTACCACAAGATTTGCACAAAGCCTCTTTTGTCTCCCATTCTTTATTTATGTAAACTAGGGTAGCTTTTGAAATTTCTTTAGTCTTTCCACACTCGCATTTATATAAAGTCATTTCTCTTAGCCCTTATTAGTGAGAGGGACTTTACTCTTTGTCTTTTAAAGTGCTGAATAAACAAGACACTTTTGTCATTTCCTTACTCCTGTTGGTGATAAAGCTCCTGTGAGTGTTTTAGAAGTCAGTACATCTAACTCAAAGTGTAAATGATGTATAGCCTTTCTAATATCATCTATTGGAGTTTCGTGCTTTTTATTTGCTCTTAACAAGTAAGTAACAGCCGTTCCTACATTATAACTAAGCTCAAAATTAGATATGACATCTTTTGCCATATATCCATTTTTACCTTTGTAGTATTCAGGGATTGTTTTATTCTCCATTTTCTAATATTTTTAATAGTTGTACTGGTGTATATATTGTTAAGTTATCGGTATAGCTTTTGTAGATACAGCAAAACTCTTCATTTTTCCCTTTTTTCCAAGTCCAAAGAGTTTTAGTAGCATTTTCAATTTGTTGTTTTAAAACCCATTTAATTGTTTTGTAGTTTTTTTCTTCTATCATTTTTTTATCTATTTGTTATTCCCATATTGTGTCACCATTAGCACCTATCCACATTAGATATTCATCTAGATAGACAGGTGTCCATAATGTCTTATCATCATTTATCTCGTATACTATCCCATCTATTATTATTCTAGTTTCTATACCAGCTGGGATATCATTAAAACTATTGTACATAGGTATTGAGTCGCAATAAACATAATCAAAAACTTCTACAATCTCTTCTTTTTGAATTATTGCTATTGGCTTTGGTTTTGGTATTAGAAATATATATACTAAAATACTTAGTATTATTATTAGTATCCATTTAATTATTTTCTTTTTCCTTATTAATTGATCGTTTTGCTTATCAGTATCAGTTTCTATTATTGCGTTTTCCCAAGTATAATTCATTGAGTTTTTATTGCTATCAAATTGATAGTGATATATATTATCTTTTTTATCTTCCTTGCCCACGATATTTCTTTTTAAATTTAGTTTGGCCTTTACTTGCATTCTTTGAATGAATACCAGGTCTTTTTTTATTAGTAGACCTACTATATGTGTATGTTTTTGTTTTTACAGCCATTAGTCTAATTTAGTTTTAAAGTGATCAATTATTTTATTCATTTGTCTTTTATAGAATAAATCAAACTCTACATATTCCATTTCACCTGTACTGCCATTAAGTGTTTTTGGTTGTGTCTTTTCCCATAACTTATACATAACCCCTCTCATTCTTTGACTAGGAGTCTTTTCGCTAAACTCTGCGTTTGATGTTGCTTTTTCAACTGCATCTATCTGATCTTGATTGATAGCGTTAGTTGATATTAATACGTAACCAGGTTTCTTGATTAGGCTAAATACATTAACCATTGTTTCACTAGGCAGCTCAGGAGTACCTACATAGATACGTAGGCTCCCGTCTGCTAATGTACTAACTTTATCAATACCTCCTTCAAATACTACTGAATTTTTCATAATATATCTTCATTCATTATATGTATAGTTCTTTCTGATTTCTTGTCAAGATAGTCAAACCCTTGGCCTGGCCAATAGTCATTATCAAGACAATATTTATATACTTCTAGGTCTCTACTGTATAGCTCCCTACCTTTATCTAGTAAGTCATCACCAAGCTGTATAATGTTTATATTAAATGGTGGACTTTTTTCTATAGCTACAATATAGAACTCTTGAGCGCCTACAGCATCCATATAGAATGCAGCTTGCTTATAGTACTTATATCGCTTTACAGAGCTTGCAAATCCATAATAAGAGCTGTCTTGTGTTGTCTTAAGGTCTACTATAATATCAAGATCCTTTTTATAAACATCAAGCATACCTCTACATTTTACTCCATACTCTTCATTCTCCCAAGCTATAATGTGTTCTTTGATACCTTTAGTGAGCATTGCTTTAGCGTCTGGATCCCTCATAAGCTTATCAGTCATTTGCTCTATAAGCTCATAATCTTGCTCTGATACAACAGTTTTAAATATATTAGCTTTAACAAATTCTGCGTAATCTATTTTACCCTGCTTAGTACGCTTATCAAACTTAGGTGCTACTGCATAATTATTATTAAATTCTTCTGGCTGCAATACATTCATATGTAATGCTGATCCAAATTTCATAGCTGGTGTACTTGGCTGTGGATTATCCATAGCAAACCTAAAATATTCTGGTGATTTACCAGTGAGATTATTCAACATACTATTAGATACATACTCCGTGTCTTGATAGTAGTTGTGATTGTTTAAGTCGTGATGTGTTATTAATTTCATTTGTTTATGGTAAAGACATTAAAGCCCTCCCGAAAGAGGGCCTCAATGCAATCAAAACAAGAACCATGAAAACATGGTAAAGAAAGTTCTACAAAAGTAGTAAATTAATCTTTTGCTCCCTCTACTTTCTCTTCTTTATTTTGATTTTCTTGTTCTTTCTCTTTCTTATCTATATCTTTTTTGTCTTGTTCAAACTGTTTGTCTAATTCAGACATCCTTTTTAAAATATTTTCTGCCTCTGGTATATTTAAGCAATATTCATTTAAACTGTTTCTAAATTCTTTAATGTTTTCTTTTAATTCATTACCAGAATAGTCCTTATGGACCCATGTTAACAGTGCAACTTCATGAGCATGCAGTGCCTCAGACATAGCTTTTAATGTATCACTAATAGGTTTTTCTACTTTATACTTCACACCCATAATACTAATTTTTTGTTTTTTACTTTTACTTTTTTCAGTCATGTAATTTTTATTTATTTAAATTTAATGTTTTCATTGCTTTAATTTTTTGATCTCTTTTACCAAATCTTTCTGTAAAGACTTTACTAATAAGCGCAGCTGTTAACCCAAGTTCTAAAGCAGCATTCTTTATAGATAATTCCTTCACTCTAATATGCTTTAAGATTTTATCTTTCTGTTGTTCAGTAAGATCACGTAACTTCATAATTTTTTTATTATGCTTTATCATAATACTTTTATTATTACTCCTGATTCTTCTTTGTTGTAGCTGTATTTCCCAAAACTAGGGATAATACAATCACAATTGTCATCTTGAATATAATCATATTTTACCATTAAGTCCTGAACTGTTTGACAAGGATTTATGTAATCAAACTTTCTTCTACTATTTCTTATAAATGTGAATTCTATTTTGTATGGCACTTCCTTGTCTTTTACTAGTTCTTCAAATTGTTTTTGATTGCTAACCCAATCTTCTTTTGTATTTTTTATATAATTCATAACTGTTTTAGAGTGAATTAAATACTTACCTGTCCATCGCTTTCCGTTCTTACTAGATGGGACATTTCCTGCTATAAAAATCTCTGCCATATTGCAAAGATAGTAATAAATTTGAGAGTTGCACCCTTAGCTTAGAGTGTCTAGAATGTAACCCTAGGGATTTGTTATCTCTCTCATTTATATTTATTTAGAACGGCATATCTTCATCACTAGCAGCACTCTGTGCTATAGTATTTGACTTACTCCACGCTGCATGTTTTTGACTAAACTCAGACATTTTCATATCATCTAAAGTTTGATTCATTTTGTGTTCATATGTACACTTTCCTCCTGACTTAGCAGACCATCTATACTTAGTAGAAGTTCTAATAACAGGTTCTTGATTGTCTTTATTGATACTAACATACTCTTCTGATATAAATGTAATCATTAAAGAATTCCCAATAACTTCATTCATAGCCTTGCTATCATCATTAAAGTCTCTTACTCCTGCGTTTACAAGAAAGTCTTTAATTTGTTTAGACTTCCACTCTTGTGTGGATGGTTTGTCTGTTTCTTTAACAACCCAAAACCTACATCTTCCAACTTTACCACTACTTGCTACAGAGTACTGTATAAATGGAGACCCTTTATAGTCTTCTAATTGATCTGATGTAGTTAGTCCTGTTATTTTACATTCATACGCTCCAGGCGTAATGTATTCTACCTTCTCTCCTTTTGCTCCACCACTTGTAGTGGTATTTAAATTAAACGGTAATGCATTCATTATTTATTGTTTTTGATTTTCCAGTTAATATACTTAGTTAATGTATCTCCATCAAAGATAATCTTATCTTTCTCAGGAGCATATGGATAGTCTTTACCTTTCCATTGTTTTGTAGTTAAGGTTTGTATCTTTAATCTATACAAGAATCTACCTATACCCCATGATACACATGCACGTTTAAATGCATCTGATACATGACCTTTATCTTTCTCTACTTTAGATTCTGATCCTGTGTCTGACTTCCATACCCATTTGCCATATTCTTCAGCTCCTGTTTCTGGACAATACACGCCTACTTTACAGAACAGTAATCCATTCTCTTCATAGAATATACTTTGCCAGTTCTCTGGACCTACCACTTCATCTAGTAAGTCTTGACAGTCTCTTGCGTCTATATAAGCCACACAAGTTGTTTTTCC